CAGCATCAGCAGCACCAGCCAGACCGCCACCAGCAGCCTCACCGGCACCCCCCATCTGTTCGCTCAATAGCTGTATCATCTCTGCCTGTGCGCCTGCAGAATCGCCTGAGTCCTTCATGGCAACAATCATTTCTTTCTGTTGGTCGGTGAAGGATACACCGCTGCGCCTCAACGCGCCCATGTTGGCAAGCGGGTCTTCCAAAGCTTTACCAAGCTGTAATACTGATTGAACCAATCCCTGCCCAGGATTAATGGCAGTCATATCGGCAGCAGCATTCATGACCGCTTCAAATGAGTCAGCACCGATACCTTTAAACGTCAGCAGGACAGCCTGCGCTTCACGTACACCCTGAACAGATTCAAGCGTTGATATACCGATACGCTTCGCCATGTCATCCAGTTCATCAGTCGTAAGACCAACAGCACCTTCAGTCGACTCAAGTACCTGCTGAACCTTCAGCTGCTGTTTCTCAAACTCAGCAAAACGTGTCATCGATTTATATACGCCGGCAGTCAATCCTGCCAGTGTGACACCGAAGCCAATAGCACCTAAACCAGTTGAGTTGAGCATGGTAGCGATGGCACTGAAACGACCTGCTACGCCACCGAGTGGACCTTCCATGACAACGGTTGCCCTTGCGACACTCCTGAAGCGTTTCGCAAGACCATCAGCTTCCTTGTCTGTCTTTTTTAGGTTTCTCTGAGCCGATGTTAATCCGCGACGAGTATGATCCGTTGCGTTTACATCAATATTTACGTTGTTCTTATCCGCTGTTGCCATTATCCAATCATCTCCATCGCTTCAAGATATTTGTTTGGCTGATTCATAAGACCGCCATCAGTAATCAAAATCCCTTTCACGTAATGCTTATGCATCCTAATGAAGAAGTTAGACTCGTCCGTGATCATAGGTAACGGACATGAGTTTAGCAGACCGATGCCATCTATTTTCCATTTGGCATAAGGCGCGTTTCCGTTTGATCCTTTTACTTCATCGCCACAATACCGGTGGTCACATGTCGCGCAATCGAAGTCCTTTGCGTTATTTAATACCTCGATTGCGATTATGAGTTTTTTCTTTCGTCGTCCCCAAGTGAAGCTAGATTCTGGATGGCAAATGAGATGTCCTGCAGTATCATCGGCGGGATACGGATAATATCCTGCTGAGAGAATGGGATATCATCGCCATTTGAATCTTTAAAGTCGCGCCATCCTGTCAGACCTAAATCAATGATCATCTCATGGTCAACGTAACCTTTGCTGGTACACTTTAAGAACTCCATTCCAGATAGCGTTCTCAGTATCCATGTTGTCTTCACTTCGTCATCGTCATACTCAGAGACAAACTCAGAATCAACGATCATATCTATTGCTTTTGCCATGAAAGCACCTATAGAGTTAAATTAAATTATGTAAATACGATTGATACTTCGTCATCGCCAGTGTCTTCGACAGCACCGAAAGGCATCTCATATGTCCTGATACCATCGCGATCACCATTAGCAGCATCACGGTAGTAGACAGCAGGCATAGTTATCGCGAAACGATTACCAGCAGTCGAACCGATAGTGCCTGTAGCCAATGGCATCTGAGTACCAGCCAAGAAGTTTCCATAGAAATCTTCGGTAGCAACCAGTTCCATCAGCGGATCAAATGAACCCTGAAGGTCACGTTTACCAACAAACACTTCACCGAAACCATCAGTCTCTTTCATCGATGCCGGTGTTGAGACTTCTACGCCTGCATCAAAAGTAAGTGCAGATATATCAGCACCGTAACCATCGATAGTGAACGCATTGCCTTTGACGGCAACAGGCACGGTGGAATCGAGCGTTGGTGTAACCATAGCAACATCTGTTGGCGCACCTGAGTGGCCAGTCAGCGTAAACGTGGCCATAGGGATCGCGCCGGTTTCTAAATTAACGCTGAATGTTCCGCGACAACCTGTCAGCACATGGCGTAGACCGTCCTGATAATAATAGACGGTGACGGACTCCTGGTCAGCAGTTGTCGATGTTGGGTCATACGTCACTGATACGCCAGCAGAAACTGTTTCGACATACGAACATGCCTCGAATAATACGCCAAACTCAGGCGCAGTGCCTGCAGCACCAGAACCTTTTAGTTCGATGTCGATCGATATGGTTTTCAGTGTTCCGCCAAAAACTGCTTGATCAACCGCATTGGTGTTTTTCACCGATGTGCGATCGTTCATCCGCAAGCCTTCATGCGACCATGATGGATTACCAATCAACAGTGCATTTGACGCTGCTGTTGGCACTGAATCAGTGTTGTATGTCGTTTCTTTCTTGACGAGAACGACTTCTCTACTTGTCAGCATTGTTATCTACCTCTGTTGATTTTGGTTTCTTTTCTTTTTCTTCAACGGGCTTTTCAACAACTTTCTCGCCCCGTTGAGTTAGTTTTTTACGCAAGGGTTTGTCTGTCATTTTATGACTCCGTATCTGTCCAAGAATGTCTATATTTTACTACATAATTCATGACTTGCCTTCCAGATATCTGGTCGGCATCACCTGTAAATTCAGGTTCATCGTCACCAATTAAATCTGTATCGATAACGTAAGCAAGCCCGAATGTTGCATCAGCCATAATCGCTGCATAGACTTCAGCGCGAATCTTGTTCAGGTCGTTATCATAGGATGCGTTGTCCTTAACATGCGCTACTATCTTGACATTAAGGTCACGGGTTTTTGTCGGGTATGAACTAAGGTCAGGATTAACGTCATCAGCACCCATCTCAACAGATAGTGCTGGAGCGGTTTCAACCGTCCTGACTCTTGACCTGATAACATTCGTGCCGGTCGTTGTCAGACCTGTAACAGCGGTTTCTATTGCCGCCATGATTGATTCGGCTCTATGCATTATACTTTCTGCAGGATAACATGACCGATACCTTGACCATCATCCTGTATCTCTGCGACTGTGTAATTCCGCACTGAACTGTACGGATCATCGATATGAATACTGTCTCCACGAGAAACATTGCTCATATCAATCATTCGGACAGTGAAAACGGGAACATGTACTGCCATCCCGTTTGCGTCTTCATATTGATTATCTAAAATGCCAATAATAGTCCTGCCATTAATTTCGGCTTCTATTCCGAAATCATTGAGTATCGCAAGTCTATCGTTGTCAGATTCTACTGGCATTATTTCGCTTTGAGAACCGACTCAGCGGTCAGACCTTTTGTTTTCGGTTTGTCTTTTTTGTCAGCAAACTCTACTGCGCCGACAGCTTCCAACAAACGGGCATCTCTCATTGTTACTTCAGCAGTCTTCCCTTTCTTGATGCGAACACCAGAAGCTTTACACTGCTCTGCAACACCTACTACTTTTACCATTTCTTCAGGCATAACAATTCTCTATTAGGTTAATAAATGGGGAGCGACATGTGCCGCCCCCCGTTTAACTAACTGCTACTATGCAGTGTCGTTACCAAGTGCGAAGGATGCAGCGTGACGAACAGCTACGTCCATGCTCTGGTGAGCGACAACACGGATAGTGCCAGACAGGCTGTTAGTGTATGGATCAATCAGGATGTCCTGACCGCCCCACATGCCAATCAGCATATCAGACCAGTTACCGAAGAAGATATCGCCAGAAGTTACCTGGTTAGATACACTGGTGTCGTAACCATTCATCATGTTTGAATCTGTCATGATGAATTGAGCAGCACCAGATGCCTTATCGGTAGTCTTCAATGCACCGCGCATTGCAGTGTTGGTGATATAACCCAAAGAACCCATCAGCGCATTCGCATCAGCAACAGCAGATTCGAGTGCAACTACTTCAGCCCATGTTGGTGTTGCAGCAGCCCAAGTAGTCGGATCACCGATACCTGTGGTGTTAGCAATACCGGTAGGCTGACCAGATGAACCAGAACCGTATAGACCAGCAAGGTCAATCAGCAGAGCCATGCCTGCAGCGATATCGTTTCTGATCAGGTTCTCTACATCCAGACTTGACTGTAACAGCAACTGACGAGTGAACTCAGTATAAGTTGCAGCGGTCTTCGGAGTCAGTGTTACCTGACGGAAGGTCATGTCAGACTGAACTGCATTTGCGCCTTCAGTAGCAAGCCATGCAGATGCACCGGCAGCCAGTTTAGCTGGAATAGCGATATCACCTTGCAGGTCTGTCAACATTGTTGCGCCCATACCTGCAAGTGCAGATGAGTTACGCAGCACATCAATGAATGACTGTGGTTGCAGGACGGTATCAACAAGGTAGCCACCTTGAGCATCAGTTGTCACATTCAGGTCAGCACGATGCTGAACTTCGTATGGTACTGATATACCACGCTCGTATGAGCCGTTGCCGTTTTGACCAACAAAACCATTGCCACGCTGTCCTTCAGGAACGAAGAAACCTTGT